TCCTCTCTCCGGGAGAGAGCATACATCATGCTCTCTTTCGGTCTTATTAACCAAGAAGCACAGGCGAAAGCTACGGTCGATAATGGCAGTTATGCCTACTACTCGAACAAGGACAATATCTTCGGAGAACATATTGACGATACGGTCTATGCCACTCTCGAGGAGGAGTTCACGAAAGTAGATGGCTCTATGTTCTTTCTCCCTCGGGCTACCGAGGGAGGGAGATACTATGATACCGGGATTGTCTCGGACAAGCTGGTTTCCGAAGCTCGATGTGAAGTGATTATCAGCTTGAACACAATCGCAACGGATTTCAAGGGTCTCACGATTAACTTCGGTGAGAATTACCCGGTTGATTTCGATATTGTCGGAAGCACCGGGCAGACCATTGAGTTTAGAGGGAATACGAAATCAAAGTGGAGTACCGAGGAAGTATTGGAAAATACGACCTATATCAAGCTGGTGTTCTACAAGATGAAGCACCCTCAAAGCCGCTTGCGTATCTACTCTATCATGTTCGGTTACGGACTTGTGTATTACAACGATTCTGTTATGAGTTCTTCTCTTGACAGTTACGTTTCCCCTATCGGGGCTGACGTTCCGCAGTTCGATTTTTCGGTCACGCTGAAAAACTACGACCACTACTTCAATGTGGACAACCCGAACTCGGCTATCAACTACCTCGAGACAGGACAGGAAATGGATATTATGTACGGTTATCAGACCCCGGGTTCAGACACTATCGAGTGGATTCAAGGAAACCACCTGTGGTGTTCCGAATGGGAAAGTGACGATAACACGGCTACAATCCGTTGCCAAGACATTTTCCGCAACATGGACGGCGAGTATGTGAAGGGTCTGTATAGTGCCGCTGGTAAAAGCTACTACGCACTGGCAGAGGAGATTTTGAAGGACGCTGGGATTTCCGAGTATTATATCGACCCACGTTTGAAGAAGCTCTACTCTAACAACCCGATTCCGAGAGTGAAATACAAAGAAGCATTGCAGATTATCGCAAATGCCTGTCGATGTGTTCTCACCCAGTCTCGAGACGGCAAGGTTCAAATCAAGTCGAATTTCATGCCGAGTGCTTCCATCGCAACCAACGGTGAGGAGACCTACTCCAATGCCGCAAACGTGCTGACGGACACACCGAAGGTCGAATATGCAACCCTCGCCGGGAATTACACCCCTACCGATGGAACGATGTTCTTCCTTCCGAGAAACGGCAAGGCGGCTCTGACAACCGGGTATGTCTCGAAGGAAATCTCCGGGGCAAACGGAACATTCACAAAGAATCCTATCGTTACTATCACGATGGAAGCGATTCGAGCTTATTACGGTTTGAAGCTGGTCTTCGGTACAGCTCTCCCGGCGGCGTTCACAATCAGAACGTACAAGGGTGGCGAGCTTGTAAATGAATACCCGGTTGAGAAGGACGAAATCAGCACTGCTTCAATTATTCTTCGAGATTTCGATGATTTCGATGTGATGAAGATTGAGTTCACCAAAACCGCAGAACCGTACAACCGTATCGTGCTGAATTATTTCAGTTTGAGCGATGTTGTGGATTTCACCATGAATCGCCGGGACATGACCTCCTCTCCGAAAGCTATCAAACAGGAGCTTATCAAAGAGGTTATCGTCCTATGTTACACCTACCAAGAGAATAATCGAGAAGAAAACCTTGTCTATGAAGACATAGACGTAGTCGCTGGTGAGGTCGAGACTTATTACATTCAAGACCCTTCCTATGGTTACAAGGTGAAGCTCGATGAAGTCGAAGGTAAGGCAACCGTAGTGGCATGGAGTAACTACTTCGTTACCATCAAATTCAATGTCACTGGCTCGTTTAAGCTCGAGGTACAGGGTTATCGGTACAAAATCGTTGAGAAGTACGCTACGGTGTCTCTCAATGCTCGTGGTAAGACAGTCAAGTGGAAGAATCCTCTGATAAGTAATACCACGATGGCGAATGAGCTTGCCGCATGGCTGGCTGATTACTACACAGCCGGAATCGAGTACGAATACGATACTCGAGGAAATCCCGAGCTGGACGCTACCGACATTGTGTATCAAGAAAACGAGTTTCACGATGGTATGAGGGTAAATATCTACCGTCACACTGTCAATTTCAAGCAAGCATTTTCGGGTCGAGTAACCGCCCGAAGGATTGGAGGTTAAAATGTCGTGGTCTACACCGAAAACCGATTGGAACGGTGAGACTGTCGATGGTGTTTACACCGGGGACAGATTCAACGCCGTGGACTTCAATCGAATTAAGAACAACCTCGAATACCTCCGTGAGTTGGCTATCAAGATGTATGACGAGTTCGCTATTCAGTCTGTCGGAAGCGATAAGACCGTAAAGGACTACTTCTACGCTGATGAAATCAATGCACTGGAAGCAAACCTCGTTACCATCAATACCCATAGTCTCAAGAGGTCTTACGGCACTGCTCCTACCTATGCCGCCAATGGTAATACGATGGATTTCAAAGAACTCAATCGTTTGGAGGGAGCAATCCTTGACCTTTACGACAGGCTCACCAATGAAAGTGAGGGAAGGAGGACATTCACATGGAATTTTGGTATGAAGGGAGGGTTATAAATGGCGTGGAAATTACTTCCTACTGATTATACGGACGCTGTTTGGAGTGGTCTGAAAAGATACACACAGGTCGATAACTCCGATGGTACGGTATCGTTCAACGATGTTACGACCTACACCAATAAGGAGAAATCCTTCTTCGGTGCGAAAGACGCTAACCGTATGAACGAAGCTCTGAACTACATCATGTCTATGCTGGAAAACGGCACGAACTTGTATGAAGAATTTCAGACCTACTTCACCACGCAGAAGGAGCTTTTCAAAAGCTCGGGTGATAGTTCTTATCAAGAGTTGACCCAGTATTTCGTCAACCTCAAGGCACAGGGCGATTCGTCTTTGGCACAAATCGAAAAGACCTATGAGGAACACATGACTACCTACGAGGGCGAGCAGACTGCGGCATTTAACACATGGTTTGCTGGTATCAAAGGTAAGCTGAACGAGGATATTGCCGGAAGTCTGCAAAATCAGATTACCGAAGTAGACGAGCGTTTGGCGGCACTGGAACACATGACCTTGAAGAACCTTTTCACTGTACCAGTTGCGATTGACAACACTGGTACTACGCTTCTTGCTGACGATTTGGGTAATGCAATCGTGGCAGATTGGAAATATAAGGAGGAATAAAAATGAGTGCAATCAGTATTGAAACCAAGAAAGTGACGGAACTCACGGCGTTTACCACACCGACCGATTCGTGTCTGATTCCGATTCACGATGGCACAGGCTTGAAGAAAATCACCTTTGCCAATTTCAGAGCCAAGGCGGTTGAGGGTACGGAAGCGAAAATCGCTCCTCTGCTCTTTAGCAACGCCGGGGCGCACAATGCAATTTACCGTGGTAAGTCGCTGGGTAGCACCGTGACTACCGCCCAGTATGCCGCTATCAAGGCTGGTACATTCGATGATTTATACATCGGTGACTACTGGACTATCGGCGGTGTCAACTACCGTATTGCGGCGTTCGATTACTACCTCGACAGTGGTGATGCGAACTGTACTACCCACCATGTAGTTATCGTGCCGGACACTTGCCTGTACAACGCACAAATGCACAACACCAGCTCCGGCGGTTGGGAAAGCGGTGCGGCAAATACTACGGCTGGCGGCTATGTCGGCTCGGATATGTACAAGAGCAATCTCGAACAGGCTAAGACCACTATCAAGAGTGCGTTCAGCGGTCATGTTCTGAAACACAGAATCTATCTGACGAACGCTGTTGCGAATGGTCGTGCTTCCGGCGGCGCATGGTGCGATTCCGAAGTTGACCTTATGTGCGAGCAGATGGTCTACGGCAGTGGTATTTTCTCCCCTGTTTCTGACGGTAGCAATGTCCCGGCTAACTACCGTGTAGAGAAATCCCAGTTGCCGCTGTTCCAGCACGAGCCGAGCCGTATTTGCAATCGTGCGACATGGTGGTTGAGGGACGTTATTACCGCTTCCATTTTCGCCCTTGTCAACAACTACGGTGATGCGGACTACTACGGCGCTTCCCTTTCTACTGGCGTTCGCCCGGTCTTTCTCTTATCCTAAAATCTCGCCCCCTTGTGGGGCGCACAAGGAGGTTTATTAACAAGTGTCTGTATTGAAATCGAAACGAAAACCGTCACAGTTTGAGGTATTTCACCACCTCAACAAAATGCGTAAGGAGGTCACGGATTTACTGCTCCGTGATTTCGGGTACGACCTCGACAAAGCCGTGAAGAAAGTTGAAACGACCTTCGGCGGCAGACCGTATGAGGAGTTATCACCCGATGAAAAAGTCCGATATGAAAAGCTCATGGAAAAGAACACTGCGTTTGCAGAATGGTTCATCGCAGACGAGCGAAAAGTGATTGTTGATTGTCTGCGTAATATCACCGAGGAGGTATATGTTGCAAACAGCATTTACCCAACCTACCGGGAAGAACTGATTGAGCGTAGAGTTCACCAAGACCGAGCAGTCGGACAGTGTTATAGGCTCACACAGGAATTGCAGTATGCTATCGAGACCCTTCCTGTCGATGTGAACAAGTACCTTCGTTTCGCTGAAATGATACAGACAGAAATAAACCTTCTCAAAGGTTGGAGAAAGTCCGACAACAAGTTCAAGTCGGCTCTCCAAGAGGGTAATCTCTGATTCCGCTTCCAATTTCGCCAATGTCAACAACAACGGTAATGCGAACTACAACAACGCTTCCAATTCTAATGGCGTTCGCCCGGATTTCGATTCTGTGATTGAGTAGCCTATCGAGCGTTTCACAGACAGAGAAAGGAGAGATTATCCTTCCGTATGGTAAATACTAAATGCGACACCTCCTATTACGATAGCCGAGGTTATCAGCGCAAGATATTTGATGGAAATGTTCTTTACGAAAGTAAAGCTAAAGCAATGAAAGGTAGTGATTGGAAACCACAGGTACAGAGGTTTAACATGACCTATCTGTTGGAGTTATCGAAAATGCAACGAGACCTTGAGAACACGGAGTATGAGTTCTTACCAACTACAAACTTCACCTTGCATGAACGAGGAAAGCTCCGGCGTATTACAGGCGAACAGGTTCAAGACAGAATCGTGAAACACGCTTTCTGTGACGAGGTTTTGAATCCTCTGATTGAACCACACCTCATTTATGACAATGGAGCAAGCGTTGTCGGAAAAGGTATCGCTTTCACTCGTAAGAGGTTGCTCACCCACCTTCGGAAATATTATGCACAGCATGGTAGCAACGAAGGGTACATTCTTCTGATAGACTTCTCGAAATACTACGACAATATCAGACATGATGTGTTGTTAAAGCTGTTTGAGCAGTATGTCGATGATGAACACGCCCTATGGCTTCTGCGGAAGACCGTAGAACGCTCAAGGGTTGATGTATCGTACATGAGTGATGAAGAATATGAACACTGTCTCGACAAGTTGTTTGATTCTCTCCTCTATCAGTATATGAACCCGAAGCTGTTCACAGGCGAAAAGTTCATGGGAAAGCACCTCAATATCGGAGACCAAGTGGCACAGACCGCCGGAATCTCTTACCGAATACGAATTGATAACTATGTCAAAATCGTTCGTGGTGTGAAATTCTACGCTGGCTACATGGACGATAGTTATGCTATTCACGAGAGCAAAGAGTTCTTACAGGAGCTTCTTGAGGACATTATCGAGATAGCGAACGAACTCGGAATCACGGTCAATACCCGGAAGACGAGAATCTGTAAGCTCTCCGAGCATTGGCGATTTCTTCAAGTTCAATATTCTCTAACGGACACCGGGAGGGTGATTCAGAAAATCAATCCCAAACGGCTTACCGCAATGAGACGGAAAATGAAGAAACTCGCCCCGAAGCTAACAGAAAAGGAGTTTACGGACTTCTATAAGAGTTGGTTTAAGAATCATTACAAAATAATGAGTAAGAAACAACGAAGTAACATGGACACCCTATTCAATCAATTAAAGGAGGTAACGAAATGTACACTATCACCCTTGCCAATGGCAAAAAGCTGACCGGGCTGGATATGAACGGCACGAACTATGTCAGCAAAGAAAAGGTGGACGAGACTATTTTCAAGGATAATCTCTCTACTATGAAGGTCTCCGATGGGGAGACAGAGACTACCTACACTGATATGGTCTTTATTCAGCAGATGGAATGGGCTGACGGCACTTTCTATCTTGCGTTCCGTGAGAAGACCAAGGAGGAGAAGCTGGTAGCCGCTCTCAACGCAACCTCTAATAGTATCACCGATGTACAGGTGGCACTTGCGGAAGTATACGAAATGGTTTTAGGAGGTAACTAACTATGGCTAAGATTTACGTTGCACTGATTCGCAAAGGTCTCAAGACCATTAACGATGTACCCGAACAGCTCCGAGAGGAAGTCAAGAAGCTGTTGGAGGAATAATCATGCTGTGGCGCATTTTGCTATGGCTCAACAGGAAGGAGGTGAAAAACATGGCTGTTATCTATGTGGCACTCATTGTCAAGGGTAAGCGTACTTACGCAAGCGTTCCGGCTGTTCTCAAGGAACAGGTAAAGGAAATGCTCATTGACCTTGAGCTGGAAGACCTTATCACGGAATAAGGCGGCATGAGGGAGGGTCGCTCCCGGCTCTCCCTCACATTCTAAAAGAGGAGGACAAGAAATGTGAACATTGAGTTCAATCAGATTCTTACCTTCGTCTCCGTTGTTGCCGCCGTGTACTTTGCTTTCAAAAGCAATAGTCGAGCCAATAATAACGAGGTGAGCAAGAAAGCACAGGTTGACGCTATTCTGTCTCAAAAGCTGGATTCTATCAGTGATGATACGAAAGAAATCCGCAAGGAAATCACAGACGTTAAGGTCAAGGTCAACGACCTGTCCGAGCGTGTCGTGATGGTTGAGCAGTCTACGAAATCCGCACACCACAGACTTGACCGATACGAGGAAGAAGAAATCTACCACGGTAAGCCAAGAAAACGATGGTGGGTATGAAAGGGGTGATACCCGATGAACCATTCAGATTTTGTCAAAACCGTTGCGGCGTATATCAAGAAGTACGCCCCGATGTACGGAATCGAGGTCGTGTCACCTATCATCGCTCAAGCGGTGTTGGAAAGTGGCTACGGCACTTCCGAGCTGGCTGTAAACGCTCATAACTACTTTGGTCTGAAATACCGGGAAGGTCGTTGCAAGACCTGTATCGGTATCTATCACATGGTGGGAAGCGAGCAGAACGCAGACGGCAGTTACACCAGTTCTGCTATGCAGTGGTGTAAGTTCAAGGATATGGAAAACGGAGTTATCGGCTACTTCGATTTCATCAACATTCCGAACTATAAAAATCTCAAAGGCGTTACCGACCCTCGGAAATACCTTGAGAATATCAAAGCCGATGGTTATGCTACGTCTCACAAGTATGTGGACAATCTCATGCGTGTTATTGAGACATGGCATTTAACCGATTATGACAAGAAGGAGGAAACAAAAATGAGCAACAGTCCTTTGGTGGTCTACACCAAGCTCTCTCCGAACCATTCCGGGCAGAGAACCCATTCCATTGACCGTATCACACCGCATTGTGTAGTAGGTCAGCTCTCCGCAGAGAGTATCTGTGGCTGTTTTATCAGCACCTCTCGACAGGCGAGTTGTAACTACGGTATCGGCACTGACGGTCGTATCTCCATGAGCGTTGAGGAGAAAAACCGTTCGTGGTGTTCTTCCAGTCGTGAGAACGACCAGCGAGCAGTCACTATCGAGTGTGCGTCTGACAAGACCGCTCCGTATGCGTTCAATGACGCTGTGTACGCGTCTCTCGTGAACCTGTGCGTTGATATTTGTCAGCGTAACGGCAAGAGCAAGCTCTTGTGGCTGGGCGATAAGAATAAGACCCTCGCCTATGCGCCGAAGTCCGATGAAATGGTACTGACGGTACATAGATGGTTCGCCAATAAATCTTGCCCGGGAGACTGGCTGTACAACCGTCTCGGCAACCTTGCCGCAGAGGTCACTAAGCGTCTCACAGGCGGCTCTACCGACACTGGTAAGGTAGATGTACCTTCTGACGGTAAAACGCTGTACAGGGTGCAGACAGGGGCGTTCTCGAAGCGTTCCAACGCTGACACATGGGCGGCAAAACTGAAAGCCGCTGGCTTCGATACCTACATCGTACAGATGGGTAATCTGTACAAGGTACAGGTCGGTGCTTACAGTCAGAAGTCCAATGCCGAGAACATGATGGCAAAGCTGAAAGCCGCTGGCTATGACGCTTTTATCACTACCAAGTCCGGCACTGCGGCTGGTACTGCGAAGAAATCTGCGGCTGAAATCGCCAAGGAAATCTACAACGGTGCTTGCTCTGACGCTCGCTGGTCTTCGTGGGGCAACGGTGCAGACCGTGTAAATCGTCTGAAACAGGCTGGTTATGACCCGAGCGAAGTGCAGTCCGAGGTCAATAAGCTGTTTTAACCCAAGTAGTAAAAGTAGTTGAAAATCGGTTTTTGCGTAAACTTTTTATAGATACGCGCGTATATAGAGGAAGTTATACGAAAAAAGCCAAGAACAGCTACTTTAACTACTTCAAACATCAATTTTAAGGAGGAAATCAACATGATTAACTGGAAAGTGCGTATCAAAAACAAGAACTTTTGGATTGCTCTGATTCCGGCGGTGCTTTTGCTGGTACAGGTAATTGCCGCTGTCTTTGGTTACACCCTCGATTTGGGTGAGCTGGGAGACAAGCTGTTGGCAGTCGTAAATGCCCTGTTCGCAGTCCTCACGATTCTCGGTATCGTGACCGACCCGACCACTGCTGGCATTGGAGATTCCAAACAGGCTCTTACTTACGAGACACCTAAAAAAGAGGACGCAGTTTAACCTACGTCCTCTACTATGAAAACAAATCCGACACAGTGCTTCACGAAAAAGAATGAGTTCGGATTTGCACTATTTGGTGGAGCTGTGCGCTCAATATCCGAACTCGAGATAGTGAGCGTATTGTTCCCCGAAATGTTGAAAGTCAGCACGAGCTTACGTCCTTTGTCTCCATCATCGTACACATAAACCGAGTTGACAAGCGTGTCGATGATACGCCGCTGATACTCAACATCTTTTATATCACCCCTCTTGAACGATTCGAGCCAATACATGATTCGCTCTTTCGTCAAGAGGGGCTTTTTCATTTCCTCCCGGGCAATCTGCCCTTCGAGGTCTCTGCGTTCTTCTTCCAGCTCCTCAAGACGTTCCTTCGTTGTTGGTGTGATAATGCCTTGCTCTATTGCGGACATGAGGTTCTTGATTCTCTTATTGGTCTCCTTCAATCGTTCCTGTAAACCTATGAGAACGGAGGTATCTTGAAGCTCCTTCTCAATCAGCTCCATAGCTCGAGTGGATATTTTTTCTATGTTTTCATCGGTGAGTACCTGTTGCACCGTGAACTCAACGACAGTCCGCTCGAGCCATTCTTTTTTCTCGACCTTCTTCTCGCAGTTGTGCTTTCTCTTACGATTCACACACTTGTAGTAATGGTGAACCTTCCCGGTCTTTGAAGTGCCACTCTCACCCACCATAGGCTCTCCACAATGACCGCAGAAGACCTTTGTAGTGAGTAGATAGTCTTCAATAGCTTTGGCTTTTGCCCGGGCTGTGTAGTTATGCCGGAAGGTTGCTTGCACCTTATCGAACAAGGTCTTGTCGATGATAGGAGGTACTGCGTCCTCCAAGACTACATCATCGTATCGGTACACTCCGATGTATTTATCATTTCGCAGAATCCGGGACAAGCTGTTCTTATTGAAAGCATTTCCCCGGGAGGTCTTAAAACCATGCTCATTCAACCAGTTCACAATCTGCGTTTTTGATTTTCCCTCTGCATACATCGTGAAGATGGTTCTGACGGCTTTCGCTCCTACTGGGTCAATCTCATACTGGCGGTCGTTTCCTATCTTATAACCAAGCACCGGGCTTCCCATAGCAATACCGTGGAGAGCGTTTTCTTTCAAACCTCTCTTGATACTCCGGGCAAGGTTCTCGCTGTAATACTCCGCATAGCCCTCGAGGACGGATTCAAGAATAATTCCCTCCGGGGTGTCCGGCATTGGTTGTTTGGCGTAGAAAATCCTCACACCATTACGTTTGAGCTTTGCTTTGTAGATGGCACTGTCGTACCTGTTCCGGGCGAAGCGGTCAAGGGTGTACATAATCACAGCGTCAAAATGCCCCTTCTCGCTGTCCTTGATAAGCCGCTGGAAGCTCGGTCTGTTGTCTGTCTTGCCGGAGATAGCCCGGTCAATGTATTCGTCTACGATAATGAAATCGTTCTTGAGGGCAAATTCGTGACACTCACGAAGCTGTCCCTCGATTGATTCTTCTCGTTGGTTGTGGCTCGAGTAACGAGCATATATTACCGCTTTGATAGTCTCACCTCCAATATCTTCTTCCTATGTATCAAAGCGAAGGGAATGACCTTATCACACTGCCGCAGTTGTTCCCTTATCCCCCTCAAGCTCCTCACGGTTTTCAAATTCATAAGCCATAGACATGAACTCATGCTTCGCTCGCCGGGACAGTCCCCGGTAGATACGAAGAATGTCCTCCTCGTCCTCGTTGGCCGGTTTGGTCTCGGGTAAGTCTTCCTTGTCTGCGAAGAAGTCCATTACGGAACACTCAAGCAATTTTGCCATTTCCAGCATTTCGGATTCCTTCGGCAATGACCCTTTAGTATTGATGGCTGTTGCGAAAGAACTTGAACTCTTAACAGCTTTGACAATGGCGGTCAGATTTGTGCCTTTTTCAGCACAGATACGATTGATATTCTCTGCGAATGTCATAGCAATTCCTCCTCTGCAAAAAATAATTTCGTAAAAACCGAATTTCCCTATTGACAATTCGCATAATAAGAATTAGAATAAGAACATGAAGTTCAGAAAATGCGAATTGGCAATAAGAAAGCGACCTCTCGAAAATGGCAGTTTTCGGGAAGTTATAGTTATTGATGGTCTTATAAGAATAATAACAATAATTCGCCTATTTGTCAATGGTAATTCTGATTTCAAGAATTTATATCGTAAAGGAGGTAAGAGATTCGTGGACATTAAAGAGAGAATGGCAAATGTGGGAATGACACAGGTAGACATGATACTGGAATTGCAGAAGCGAGGTTATGCAGTTCAGCCGCCTATGATGTCAAGTATTCTCCGAGGGGTTTATACCTATCCCAAGGCAAAGCAGATTCTCGCTGTTTGCGAGGAAATTCTCAAGGAACGTGAGAATGAATGAGCCTGTCAGAAGTACAGGTAAATGACCTCGCAAGACCTTTAGTGGGTATTATCACAAAGTTTTACGCAGACCCTAAGAATGAGGAGGATTTTCAGAAATGGCTACGCAATGTAGAGGAACGAAAACAAAAAGAATCAACAGACATAAGCTCGCTGTGATTCAAGCATATATCATCATCGGTACGCTGGTACTGATTGGCTTTATCGGTGGTCTTGTCGTAGGACGAGCTACCACTCCGAAGAAACAAGTTACCGTAACGGAGACGGTTGAAGTTCCTTCCTACGAAGCCGATTCCCTCCCGGTAGCCGAAGAAGTTACATACTTCGATGTACCACTTTCACACAGCTTACAGAGATATATCTACGAGGTGTGTGCGGACGAAAATGTTCCGGTGTCACTCGTTATCGCAATGATAGACCAAGAGAGCAAGTTCAACCCGGAAGTGGTTAGTAAGACCGGGGATTACGGTCTCATGCAGATTAACACCATCAATCACGAATGGCTGGCAGAGGAATACAGAACAGCAGATATGCTCGACCCCTATCAGAATGTCTTCTGCGGAATCAAAGTAATTAGTTCGTATATTCAGAACTACAATGACTACGGTTTAGCTCTGATGGCATACAACATGGGTGACTACGGTGCTAAGAAAGCATGGGAAAACGGTATCAAATCCACCTCATACAGTGAGAGTGTTCTCGCTCTCATGCAACAGTATGAACAGGAGGTGAATGTAAATGCCACAAATGCTGACGCTAAGTAACGGCAGACCAGAAACAATCCTATCCCCGAAGGATTTCGAGGATTTGATTGACAAGCACATGGGTATGGACTGTGCCAACTACTATCAGAATCAGATAGAACAGCTTTCAGAACTCATTCGAGACCTTGACAGTTATGTGGACGATAAAGACGTTCACTCGACCGTCAAGGAGGTGCTGAAAGAACATGGCTACTAACCGAAAAATCGGTAACAGTTTTGAGACCGAGTTCTGTGAGTTACTGTTCCAGCACGGATTTTGGTGTCACAACATGGCGCAGAACACCGCCGGGCAACCAGCAGATGTTATCGCTGTTAAAGGCAAAACAGCGTACCTCATTGACTGTAAGGTGTGTTCAGACAACCGATTCCCTCTCTCGAGAGTGGAAGAAAATCAACACTTTGCTATGGAAACATGGAAAGCCTGTGGAAATGGCGAGGGCTGGTTCGCACTCAAGGTTGAGGACGAAATCATTATGATTCCGCACTTTTCAATGGTGGCTCTCTCCTATGAGAAGTCAGCTCTGAATCTGACAGATATTCGAGAGTATGGAACGCCACTGGAAAGGTGGTTGAAGAAATGCTGATTGAAGTCTCAAACACACTAACGGTCGAGAACCCTACCCCGGAAATGGTGCTGTGGTGCAAGAGAAATCTCACCATACCAAACCCGGAATATGCGAAGAAATCTCGCATGAACCTATGGCTCGGCAACACGCCGAAAGTCCTGTCACTCTATGAGACCCGAGGAACAACGCTGGTGCTTCCGTTTGGAACACTCCGGCTACTCCCGAAGGACATATCCGATAAGGCACTGTTCTTGAGCGAATTTGCCGCCCCTGTGGAGGTGAATTACAACGCTGATGTTCCACTCTATGACTACCAAGAAACCGCCGTACAAGCGATGGTAGCCGCCCAGTATGGGATATTACAGAGTGCCGCCGGAAGCGGTAAAACGCAGATGGGAATTGCCCTCGCCGCAAGGCTGGGGCGGCGTACATTATGGCTCTGCCACACACTCGACCTTATCAAACAGAGTAAGGAACGAGCCAAGCTCTATATGAGCGAAGACCTTATGGGTACTATCACGGAAGGAAAAGTCAATCTCGGTGAGGGAATCACCTTCGCCACGATTCAGACAATGTGCAAGCTCGACCTCGCACAGTATCGGGACTACTGGGATTGCATTATCACAGACGAGGTACACCGGGTCAGCGGCAGTCCTACCGCCGTGACACAGTATCAAAAAGTGCTGAACAGTTTGTCGGCACGACACAAATACGGTCTGTCAGCAACGGTACACAGGTCAGATGGAATGATTAAAGCTACCTACGCTCTCGTTGGTGAGGTTGCCTACAAAGTCCCGGACGAAGCTGTGGCTGACAAGATTATGAAAGTAGGTATCTACCCTGTGGGTACAGGGGTGCAGATAAGCCGGGAAGCCCTCAACACGGACGGAACGCTGAACTACACCAAGCTCATTACCTATCTTACCGAAAACGCCGCCCGGAATCAGCTCATTGCAGATTCTATTGAGCAGAGACCTTCTCTGATTCTGTCTGACAGGCTGAATCACCTCGAGGAGCTGATAAGTCTTCTCCCGACTGATATGCAGAAGGACGCTGTAATGATAAGCGGCAAAATGACAACCAAAAAGGGCAAGGCTGAACGAGAACAGGCTCTTGAGGACATGAGGAGCGGCAAGAAGAAATACCTCTTTGCTACCTACTCACTGGCGAAGGAAGGACTGGACGTACCACGGTTGGAGCGTCTGTACCTCACCACTCCACAGAAGGACTACGCTGTGGTGACACAGAGTATCGGGCGTATCGCTCGCACCTTCGATGGAAAGTCAGACCCTATCGCCTACGATTTCGTGGACGATATAGCTTACCTCGTGAAGTCCTATAAGAAGCGATGTACGACCTATCGAAAGAACGGTTGTTACTTCGTGAAAGAAGGAGGGACAAGCCCATGCGATTGATTTCTTATGACTGTGAGGTCTTCGCCTATGACTGGCTCGTAACCCTCAAGGATAAGGAAACAGGCGTTTACACCTGTATTTGGAACGACAACGAAGCTCTGAAAATGGCATTGTCCGATGATTGTATCTATGTCGGTTTCAACTCGAAACACTACGACCAGTACATCATCAAAGCGATTGCCGCCGGGTTTGCCCCGGAGGAAATTAAAAAGGTCAACGATTTCATTATTGCCGGAGGACAAGGCTGGCAGTGTCCGCTTCTCGATGGTATCTACTTCCGTTTCAGTAATGTGGATATTCGAGACGATACGCAACAGGGTCTATCCCTTAAAGCTATCGAAGGACACCTCGGTATGTCTGTTAAAGAATCCAGCGTACCGTTTGACATTGAGTGCCCTCTCACCCCGGAGGAAAAAGCCGAGACGGAGTTCTACTGTAAACATGACGTTGATACCGCCGAGAGACTGATTGACATTCGTAAGGACTACTTGAAGAACAAAATCAACCTCGGTCGGCTGGCTGGTCTTGATGAAGTCAAGGCAATGGGTATGACGAACGCCAAACTGACTGCGGCAATGCTGAAAGCTACCAAGAAGCCGCACGATGATGAACGCAAGTATGTGTACCCGGACAATCTGCGAAAAGAGTACATACCGCCGGAGGTTTTCGCTTTCTTCGATAGAATGTATGACCTCTCTATTTCAGACAGTGAGCTTTTCAAAGGCAAGTTTAATCTGAACATCGGTGAGTGTCCTGTGACACTCGGGTACGGTGGTATTCACGGCGCAATCCCTAACTTCTTTTGGGAGAAAACCGAAGATAGAGGGATTTGGAATGAGGACGTAGGAAGCTACTATCCACACCTATGTACCATCAATGGGTACACGAGCAGAAACATTCCGTCTCCGCAGATTTACGAGGACATTCTCAACCGCCGTATGAAAGCGAAAGCCGCTGGCGATAAGCACACGGCAAACGCTCTGAAACTGGTTTGCAATACCACCTACGGTTGCTTGCTGAATCAGTACAACGACCTCTACGACCCCCTCATGGGTAGGTCGGTCTGCATTTCCGGGCAGTTATATCTACTGGAACTTGCAGAGCATTGTTACCAAGAGATTGAAGGACTGCGAATTGTCCAGCTCAACACGGACGGTATCATGGTCGAGTGCGATAAGAAAGACTACGACACACTGACCGCTATCTGTGCTGAATGGCAGTCTCGTACAGGCTTTGACCTCGAGGAAGATACCGTTATCAAGATAGCGCAGAAAGACGTAAATAACTACGTTGAGGTTCAGCCGGGCGGCAAAGCAAAAGCTAAAGGCGGCTATCTCGTGAAGGGTATCGCTCCGGCTGGTGCTTTCAATATCAATAACTCCTGTGTGATTGTGGCTACCGCCCTCAAGGAGTTCTTTGTAAACGGAACGCCTGTCGAAGACACCATCAATAGTTGCGATGATATTTTCCAGTTTCAGATTATCGCCAAAGCCGGGGCGAAGTACCGAGAAGCCTATCATGTGGTGGACGGTGAAAAGCAGTCTGTTCAGAAGGTGAACCGAGTGTACGCCACAGCGGACGAGAGATACGGAAAAATCTTCAAGGTGAAAGCCGAGGACGATTCCGAAGCGAAAATAGATTCTCTCCCGGAACACTGTATCATCGACAACGATAACGAGCTGTCCATTGACGAGGTAGACAGAAGTTTCTACATCGCAATGGCGAAAAAGCGAGTTGACGATTTCAAGGGTATCAAACCCGAAAAAACTAAAAAGCCAAGGAGGACAAAGAAAATGGCAACTACTACCAAGACCGCAAATGTATATCAGAAGCTCCTTACTGCAAGGGCAAAGTTCCTTGAAGCGAACGTGGAGAAGACAGGAAAGAATATGCACCTGTCCTTCAAATACTTCGAGCTTGAGGACATTGTACCGACCGCTATCCGCATTTTCAATGAGGTTGGTCTTATCCCTGTGGTAAATTTCACCGCTGATGTTGCAACCATGAACATCATCAACACCGACAACCCGGAGGAATCCGTACCGTTCGTTGCTCCGTTCAATCAGATTGCTCCTATCGTGAGCAACGCTGGCAAACAGGCTACAAATGAAATGCAAGCTCTCGGTTCTTCTATCACCTATATGCGCCGCTACCTGTATATGATTGCGCTGGACATTTGCGAGAGCGATTCCATTGACGCAAATCTCGGCAATGGCGAGACTGCTTCCGCTCCGGCGGCAGAGAAGAAAGCCCCGACTACTCCCGAGCAGAGACAGGAAGTGAAGGAGAATCTGACTGCTCCGGCTGACAATGCTTCTGCTTTACAGATTAAAGGTCTGAAAGCTGTTCTCAAGAAGCTCAAGGACGCTGACCCGAGCAAGGAGGAACTGATTGCGAACATCGCAGTACAGACCAAGGGATTCACGGAGATTTCCAAGTCCGATTGCGAGACGCTGATTCAGAAGATTACCGCAATGCTGGAAGGAGGGGCTAAGTAATGGCAGACATTAAGTGGCTCGAGGGCAATCGTATTCAGATTGCCCCTCCCAAGAGAACCAAGAAAATCACAGGCACTCGCTTCGCTACTATCCTCGGTCTGAATCCGTGGAGTACCGCATTTGAAATGTGGTGTGCGATTACCAAGACCTATGAGAAGCCCTTCGAGGACACTATCTACACGGTTGCTGGTAAGACCATCGAGCCGAAACAGGCTCGCTACATGGAGCAGTCCTACGGCATGGACATTGTTCGCCCTTCCGATGTGTGGGGTGAGGACTACTTCAATAAGACATGGGGAGATTTCTTCCCGGAGAGCAAACACCTCGGCGGTATGTGGGACTATCTGATGAAGGGTGAAGACGGCAAGACCATCGAAGCTGTTCTCGAAATGAAGACCACCAAACGTGCGGAGGACTGGCAGAACGATGTTCCCGAGTATTACGCATTACAGGCGGCATTATACGCTTACCTGTACGGTGTGGATGATGTGATTATGGTCGCTTCCTTCCTTGACGAGAAGGACTACAAAGACCCGGCGGCGTATCAGCCGACCGCAAGCAACACCATCACTGTTGAGTTCAAGGTCTCAGAGCGTTACCCGGACTTCGCAGACAAGGTAGCCGCTGTTGAGCATTGGTGGGCTGATTATGTCGATACTGGTATCTCCCCGGAGTATGACGAGAAGAAGGACGCTGAAATCCTTGCGGCACTCCGCACCAACACCCTGTCTCCCGAGACTGACATTGAAGTTCTGATTGCAGAAGCCGAAGGTCTCAAGGAAGGGCTGGACGAGATTTCTGCTTCCATAGCAGACAAGGAGAAGCGTCTCAAGACCATCAATGACATTATCAAGGAACACGCTATGGGGCAGTTCCGTGACGGTGACAAGAAGGTCGAGGTCAAGGGTTCTACCTATGTGTGGACTGTCTCTCGTTCCGAGACTACCAGCGTTGATAAGGACGCTCTGAAAGCTGACGGCTTGCTGGATAAGTACAGCAAGAAATCTGAAACATACCGTATGACGGTTAAATAAGGAGGACAAATTCATGGCAAACAGTAAGGAACTGACCGAACAGGTCATGGAACTGCATAAGAAGCAGACCGAGGAAATGAAAGCTCTCGAGGAACAGCGTGAGGAAGCTCTCAAAGTTGAGAAGTACGATGAAGCCGCTGTCGAGCTTCACAATATGTATGACAGCTACATTAAGGCTGGTTTCACCGAGGAACAGGCATGGAAATTGACGGAAATCGTCTTCACCAACAGTACGAAAAAAGGAATTTTTTAAGGAGGACACTACAATGGCAAGAATCCCTATGACGAGCGGTTTTGTAATTATCCCGGAGGGAGAATACGTTTTCCGCATTTATGACGCAACCTATGACGAGGATTTCGGTCGTATCGAAATCAAGCTGGTAAACGCACAGGGCGCAACCCACACCGAGCGTTTCTCTATCAAGGATAAGAATGACGAGTACAACGAAAAGGCTCTGAACGCTTTCTCCTACTTCGCTAAGACGGCTATGAACGATTACACGATGGAGGACATTGACCCGGAACAGCTTATCAATCACTACATTCGTGCAGAGGTTGTTCACACCAAAGTTCCGAGCAACAAAGACCCGAACAAGGAAGTCACTTTCGCAAACCTCGGAGACAAGTCTCCGGCAGACGGTTTCGACACCGAGCCTGTCGCTCGTGCGCTCACTCTCGGTAATAGTAATAACACCGCTCCGAAAGCCGCACCTAAGACACAGACTGCTTCCGCTCCGGCTAAGACTGGACTGGATATTGACGCACTGTTGGGTTAAGCAATCAGCCGGGAGGGGCAAGCTCCTCTCCCGGATTTTTAATAGGAGGTGTCGCATGACAGATAATGTCAATCACCCGGCACATTATGAAACCGGGAAATTCGAGTGCATTGAGGTAATGCTCGAGACACAGGGCGTGGAAGCTGTTCTGAATTTTTGTCAGTGCAATGCTTTCAAGTACCTGTATCGTGCCAAGCGGAAGAATGGTCTCGAGGACATGAAGAAAGCCGTTTGGTATCTGAACAAATATATCGAATTGAAGGAGGGTCATAACTATGACGAAACGACAGTTGGTGAAATGGCTGGAAGCCAAACAGAGTGACGCAAAGGCAGAGGTCGAAATCCAGTACGCAACGGCTGAAAAAGCCTATTTTGCACAGAGAGACGAAGCTCTGAAAATCAATGAAACTGTGGACGAGGTGTTCCGTTTGATTTCGGAAGCTGATACGGTGGCGAATCGCTGGAAAGAAGCTCTCGAGAAGGTTGAAGGGATTGATACTACCTGTGGTTGGTACACCTCTTTGACAACGAAGCTCTCTGATTTGTCTGATAAAGAGAACATTCGTATGTACATTATGAAGGATTTCACGGACGGCACTGACGCTCTCCGTCAGTTGAAAGCAAAGCGTTCCGAAACCCTTCGTGAAATTGAGAAGAACTATACCAATGTGATTGCGAATGTGGAATCCATGAAGAACGCAAAGACGGCGGTTGAGTATCTTGAGAAGCTGGGGTTCGACCTGTCCGCTCTGATTGAAGCTGACAATCACCCTGTTACTACCGCACTCACTGTGGAGGTAGATACCAAGTTTCTGTTTATCGGAGGTGAAAAGAAATGACAATCAATGAGTATCAGACCGAAGCTCTCCGCACTGCGGCTGGCATGAACCACCCGAACAATGACGAGATTCTTCTCAATGGCGTTATGGGTCTTTGTGGTGAATCCGGCGAGTGTGTGGATATGGTTAAGAAGTACCGTTTCCAAGGTCACGAGCTGGACAAAGCTCACCTCGCAAAAGAGCTGGGCGATGTGGCGTGGTATCTCGCAGTTACCGCCCACGCTATCGGCTATGACCTCGAGACGGTATTACAGATGAACGTAGACAAGCTCCGCAACCGTTACCCGAATGGGTTTGAGAAAGAGCGCAGTCTTCACAGACAGGAGGGTGATGTATGACACTGGCAGAACGTATTGAGAAGTTCAATAACCTCATGGGTGACATTGTTCCTCCGGAGGTCAAGAAAGACCTGTTGGAAAAGGGATTCTTCACCGCTCCGGCAAGCACCAAGTATCACGGCAATTATGAGGGTGGTTTGTTCGACCACAGTTACATGGTAGCTCGCTACCTCAAGAAGCTCACGGAGGAGTGCCGTCTTGACTGGCAGAACCCTCGCTCACCGCTACTGGTTGGTATGTTCCACGACCTCTGTAAGATGGACAACTATCAGCACCCGGTCACTGCTGAAACTCTCGGCGGCGAGGAAATCAGAGACGATTACAAGTGGGAATACGCTACGGACACTCTGCTCAAGGGTCACGGTGATAAGTCGGTTATGGTGCTGGCACAGTATTTCAAGCTCACAGAGGAAGAAATCATGTGTATTCGCTATCACATGGGAGCTTTCTGCGATAAGTCCGAGTGGAACGATTATACACGAGCTGTGCATAAATATACAAATGTTCTGTGGACGCACCAAGCAGATATGCTCGCTTCTCATGTAGAGGGGGTGTGATGTATGAACGCAAGAATCCCGAATTTGGAGCTGTTGCTCTATAAGGCACAACAGGCTCTCGCCCATGACCCGGACTTCGTTCAGAAGATTGCCGAAATGAAGCAGTCCAAGAACTATAACAAAGTCTACCTCGATTTTGACATTGACTGCTTTCCGCAGATTTGGGGTAGTACCTGTACCGGGTTCGATGTGACCGAGACTGGCGAGCCTGTCATGGCTGGGTCGGCTATGACGAAGGAATACACCACGGTCATTCACGAACAGACAACAGATACCTACTGTGTGTTCTTCGGAGACCGCCCTTGCTACAAGGTGGATAACCCGACCAACGAGTTCAGACAGGACTTGATGAAGCGTCAGATGGCGAGCCTGTCTCGAGCCAAGAAACGCTACTAAGGAGGTGTGAGCAATGATTAAATTTGAACAGATTGAGGTATGGGGAATCAAACACGCTATTCGTGGTATGAGAAATCCTCTCAATAGCTGGGAACGCTCTGACACCGTATTTGACGGTGACAAGAGGTGTCTCGGGGAAAATGATATTGACCTTATGACCCGGCTCATTCGTGGCGGCGCATCTCACCGCAAGTTCCTCCGTCAGATTTTCGTATCGGTGGACATTACCGCTCCTCTCTACTGGTGGAAGGAGTTCGATACATACAAGGTCGGCACGACAGCTAATAGCTGTTCCACCATGCACAAGATACAGGCAAAGGAGTTCACCTTCGAGGACTTCTCCTGTGAGCATTTGGACGAGCCGAGCAAGGCGATTCTCGGTGTTGTGATTAACGAGCTTAACAACAATCGTGGCTGGTACAACGATTACAACAGGCTTGTAAGCGAGGGCGATTTCACCGATGTAGAGCGCAAGCAGTTTTGGTGGAATATGATTCAGCTTTTGCCCTCCTCTTTCAATCAGAAGCGAACGGTCACTATGACCTACGAAAACCTTCTGAATATGCTGGAATATCGTAGAGGTCACAAGCTGGACGAGTGGCGTATGTTCTGTGATTGGATTCTCACCCTCCCTTATGGTTCGCTCTTGAAGGAAGGTGTAGGTAATGAACAGAGCTGAACGGCGTAGACAGAAGAAAGCTGGAATCAAAGTACAGAAAGAACCCACGCTGAATCTGAAAGTCAGTGATTTCGGCCACATGGTCTCTCATGCGGAGAAGTCAGCCAAGGAAAGAGCGACAGCGGCGGCAATCCACGAAATCGACCGTCAGATTCTCGAGCGTGACGAAGCCTATTCTCTCGACATTGACGCAATGGTGCTGTGGACGCTTCATGTTTACCTCGGGTTCGGTAAGAAGCGTCTCGAGAGATTCTACCGGGATATGTTGAAGGAACACATTCACATGAGGGAGGTCTACGAAATGGACGATACCTACCCGGAACGCTACAAACTCAAGGAGCTTTGCAATGTCGATGTGGAAGCTCTGAATAATGAATTTAAGAAGGTTATATACAATGTATAAGTTGAAGAACACCAACGGCAGAGTGAATGCTCTGCTCCGCACCGGGAAGGACTTCGTAAAGAACAACCTCTCCGTCTCTGCGGCACAGCATATCATTGACACTGGTAAGCTGGTGGAATCCGACAACCCGGACTACCCTATCTGCATTGATAACCAGTGGTATTTCGAGGGTGTCGAGGTCAAGAAGACTGCGAAGAAAGCCCAGTTGAGTTCCATGTATGGGGAAATGAAGGAGGGCAAGTAAATGAGCCGAACTTTCTACTCCGAGTATGTGAATCATTGTCTGCGATTCTATGCTCGACATGACAGACCGAAGTTCCACTCGGAAGCAAACAAGCATAACTGGGCGGCGTGTGACAGCGCACTCAAGTCGTTCTCCGATAATGACCGAGCAATGCTCCTGTATATCTATCGTGAGGGTGATACCGTCCCGGACAATATCTATCAGTTGGCTAAGTCCAAAGGTATCTCACAGGACAGCATTTGGAAGCTCGTAAATGAGCTGGAAAGAAAGGTGGCAAAACGGCGTGGTTTACTATGACAATATTCCCGAGGAATTAAAGAAACTCGACCAGTGGGTGTGTGCGAATGATGGAAGCAAAGTCCCTATGAAAGCATGGGAGAACGAAGCCGCTTCCTCTACCAACCCGGAAACATGGTCTGATTTCGAGACTGCTCTCGAATCGTACAACCAGCACTATTACGACTACTGCGGTTTCGTATTTGCGGACAATGGGTATGTCGGTATTGATATTGACGAGGGGTACGATGAAGACGGTCTTATGAGCGTCCTCGGGGCTGATATTGTCGGTAAGTGCCACAGCTATACGGAGAAATCCCGGAGTGGGCGTGGATTCCATATCCTACTCCGTGGAACTCTCCCCTTCAAGGGCAAGAACAATCTTGCTGGTGTGGAGATTTACAAGGCGGCTCGTTACTTCATTATGACCGGGAACACCCTTCTCTACCGAGAAATCATCGAGAACCAAGAAGCGATTGATTATGTAGTGGAGAAATACTTCCCGGAAGCTCGAGAGACCTCCGATAAGGTGGTTGTTGGGCGAGACAAGATATACGCCCCTGTATGGGAAGAACCTGTCGTGAATGGGCGTGTGAAGCTCCGTCCAGTCTATCCGAGAATCCCGGACGGAAGCCGCAATATCTGTCTCACCTCCCTTGCTGGTATGCTCCACAATCAAGGCTACTCCAAGTCACAGATTTATGAGGAACTGTTGTACGCCAATACGGTTGCCTGTGACCCACCTCTTGATAGGAACGAACTGCGAACTATCTGCAACAGCGTCACGAGGTACAAGCGATGAAGATTAAATGCTGTAAGGACTGCGTTGCTCCGAAGCGACACCCCGGTTGTCACGGTGTATGTCCCGAGTACCTATACGAAAAGGCACTATGGGAGGAAGAAAAGAAAGTCATTCGTGAGGAACATAGGCGATTCAGTGAGCTATACGATCAACTCTCCGAGGGAGTGCGAAAAGCACTTAAACATAGAAGACGATAACTTGCACAGAAAAGATAAAAATTTATCTTTTAGGTATTGACATTCAATCTTGTATGTGTTATCTTATAATCACAACAGGACAAGAAATTATCCAATAAAGATTATAGGAGGTACACACTATGAGAAACAACAGAAGAAAGACCGTTTGGGCGTATTTGGACGGCAAGAAGCTGTGTGATGTAGTCAAGGCGGCACTCGACAATAACATGATGGTCGAGGACATGAAGAAGGTTCTTATCAAAGAGAACCCGGGACACGAAGTTACTTTTAAGGTTCAATAAGGAGGACAAATACTATGGAAGTTATGAGAAACATGACTATTGACACTGAACTGTTTGAGCTGGGAGACATTATCTCTTTCACGCTCACCACTGGGGAGAAGGTTAAGGCGAAAGCCATTCGTGAGACCCCGAACGGTATGCTTTTCATCACCGTTGACTGTCTCAAGGACGAGCAGAAAATGTTCGAGAATCCCGGCAGAGCCGAGAAGATTGACTACGAACATTCCGACCTTCGCAAGAAGCTGAACGGCGAAATCTTCGAGAGCTTCCCGGAGGAAATCAAGGGACGCATGGTTGGTATGCGAGTGGGTCAGACGAATTGCTTTGATATGCTCCGTATTCCTACCGAGCGTGAAATCTTCGGAGAGAACACTTACGGTAAGGACGAGCCTGTATCTGTGAGACGCTTCTACGGCATGGAGAACCGCCGTGAGCGTATCGCTTTCCAAGGTTCGGAGACAGGTACATGGGAATGGTACTGGTTGCAGAACAAGGTTGAGGATTCCGCTTCCCTTTTCGCCTTTGTCTACAACTACGGTGTTGCGTACTACTACTACGCTTCCACTTCTCGTGGCGTTCGCCCGGTCTTTCTCTTATCCTAAAATCTCGCCCCCTTGTGGGGCGAGTTCAATAAAGAACGGAGGTGAATGTCGTGCAGACAAGATGTGAAGACTGTAAGAAAAGATGTGTCTGCCACGCTTGCCCTCTACATAATCAATGCCGCTACACTTCGAGGTGCAAATCCTCGAAGTGCTACTGCGGAAAATATAGGAGGTTATCAGAAAATGGAACAGAACAAAATCTGTCCTCTCCTCACGACTAACACTGTCGTAGACGAGAATAACACCGTGAAAATTGGCACACAGCCTGTTTTCTGTGTAACCGAGCAGTGTTCGTGGTGGTTGGAGGACAAACAGAAATGTGCAATCGCAGTTATGGGAGGTAAGAAATAATGGCATATTACATGAATAAGAACGTCCCGGCGAAGCGAGGAGATATTTTTTACATTTCCAACCCCAAGTGCTACGCCACAGACCCGAGTAATGCAGAGGGAAGACCAGCAATCGTTGTCTCCTCTGATAAATTGAATGAACACGCAGATGTTGTCGAGGTGGTCTATCTCACCACCAAGGAAAAGCGTCTCATGCCTACTCATGCAGAGGTGCTGTGCAAGATTCCTTCAACCGCTCTGTGTGAGACCATCTACACGGTCAATAAGGACAGGCTGGGCGATTTCGTCCGTACCTGTACCGATAAGGAAATGGAGGGTGTCAATGCTGGAATCCTCTGCTCACTCGGTATCGCCGCTCCTGTGGTCGAGGGTGAGCCTGTTGACAACTCCGTAACGGTCGAGAGGAATCTTTACAAGCACCTCTACGAAGACCTTCTCAATAAGGTAATGGCGAGGTGATAAACAATGCAAGAGCTTTTCGAGACACGCAACGGTCGTGTCATTATGGACGAGGACTTATCCTCGAAGATGTATCTGATTAAGCAGTATCACCCCGAGAAAGCAGACGAGACCAGCTCCGGGTTTGAGTGGTCTGAAATGGGTATGGCAAACCTGTTCGGTTTGCTCTACTCTCACGAAGCTCGCTACTGCCCGGAACACAAGAGCTGGTACACCTATCACGAGGGAGCATGGCGTAAGGACGAGGGAGCAATTCTCGTGTCCGAGAAGATTAAAGATTTCGTCCGTCTGATGATTCTCTACTGCGGAGAAATCGAGGACGATGATACCCGAAAGTCCTACACCGGGTTCGTCAATAAGATGGGTGACAGGCGTATGCGAGACAGAATCCTAAAGGACGCTACCGGGGAGCTTCGTATCTCTGCTGTGCAGTTTGACGCAGACCCCTATCTCATTAACTGTCTCAATGGTACATACGACCTTCGAGACTACTCGTTCCGAGAGCATAACTGGGAGGACTTTCTCACCATGCAGACCTCTTTTAACCACACCGTTTCTCGTGATGTGAAGTGCAAACGCTGGGAGAAGTTCATTAAAGAGGTCACACAGAATGACGCTGACAAGGCAGATTTCCTTCAAAGGGCTTTGGGCTACTCCATGCTGGGTATGAGCAATGAGGAGTGTATGTTTATCCTCCACGGCAAAACTACTCGTAACGGTAAGTCTACTCTGCTCAACACCATTGAGACCATGCTCGGTGACTATGCCAAGGTTGCCCCAGTCGGTATGATTTGTCGTGGAGACCGTCAGAAGGACGCAGAAGCCGCCAGTCCTACCCTTGCCGGGTTGAAGGGCAAACGCTTCGTCACAATGTCCGAGAGCAATGAATACGGCAAGCTGGACGAGGAGAAAATCAAACAGCTTACAGGTGGTGAGGAAATTCCCGCTCGTGCGCTGTATCAGTCGGCAATCACCTTCAAGCCGCAGTTTACCTTATGGCTTTCCTGTAACGACCTTCCGATGGTGACAGACAAGTCCCTGTTCGCTTCCGAGCGTATCAAGGTGGTAGAGTTTAACCGCCACTTCTCCCCGGAAGAACAGGACACTCACCTCAAGGACGAGCTGTGTGAGCAGTCCAGCATGAGCGGCATTTTCATGTGGCTGGTGCGTGGGTATATCCACTACAAAGAGCGTGGTCTCACTATGAGCGGCAGTTTGAAATCGGTTGTCACCAAGTATGAGCGTGACAATGACCTTGTGTTGCAGTTCCTCGAGAACCACTGTGAGCGTGTCCCGGAGGACGGCGGCGCACCGACCATCATCAAGGCGAAAGACCTGTACAACGCTTTCAAGATTTGGGCGAAGTCAGAGGGTGCTTATATCCTGTCAGCTCGTAAGTTCAATTCTGAAATGGAGCGTCACCCGGAGTGGTTCGACAGGAAATCGACCTCGAGCGGTTATGCAACTTACTGTGGTTTGAAATTGAAGGAGGTGCTGTGATGAAATACATGAGCATTATCACGAACTTCGGGTGTCATTACAAATGCCCCTATTGTATCGTGAAGGAGAACAATCTCCATATCCCGAGAACGACCCTCGCCGGGTTGGATAATCTCGAGGAAGCCTTGAAAGAGAATAACTGCGACATTGTTTCCATCTCCGGCGGTGGAGACCCACTCCATGAGTATGAGAAGCACATTGACTGGTATCGAAAATTCTTCGGTATCGCACACAAGCGCAATGTTTTCTTCAATGGCAGTATGCGCCCGATTCCTGTGGAAATGCACACCAGCTACATGACTGACGAGACAGCTTTCCCATTCTATGACTGTTACCGGGTTGTGTACCATGCAAACAGTCTCGACCAGCTCTCGCACATTCGCCGGACTGGTAATGAGATTGTCCGGGCAGTATTCGTGGTAACTGCGGACTACACCATCGCTGACATTATGGACATTGCCCTGTTCGTGAAGAACAGCTCGGAGATTGACGAGTTGAGCTTCCGGCAGTTAGTTGATGGTGAGTACACCGAACAGCATTACCTTGAAGACTATCTTCGCATGGGTCACAAAAAGCTGTGGTGGTACATCGAGCAGAACGACTACAATCTCTACTACGCAGAGAACGAGGTCAGCATTCGATACCGGGACTTTGAGAAGGAGGTACTGTAATGCAGTTGGCAGAAAAACAAGAGTTGGTACGGCTCTTGAACCTGTACCAAGCTGACCTTCTCATGGACAACGACAAGAATATCCGGGAAGCCGCCAAGCACTCGGGTAAGAAATGGGAAGGTACTTACAAAACTGGTGTGAAAGCCCAGTACGAACACGCTCGGGTCATTGCCGCAAAGCTGTCGGTGGAAATCGGCAAGTCGGTAAAATCCTACTACGAGCTGTAAAGGAGGACACAATGAAACAGACTGTTGTATTCGATTTTGATGGAGTGATTCACAGCTATACTTCCGGCTGGAAGGGAGCGACCATCATTCCCGACCCACCTGTTCCCGGTATAAAGGAAGCCATTGAGAAAATCAGACAGCTTTATCATGTGGTGGTTGTCTCCTCTCGCTGTTCTTCCTCGGAGGGTGTTACGGCAATCATGGACTATCTGAAAGCGAACGATATTGTCGTAGACGATGTGGTCATGGAGAAGCCCCCGGCAGTAGTTTACATTGACGATAGAGCTATTCGATTCAATGGAGACCCGAGCGACTTACTGAATCAGATTGTCTCGTTCAAGCCGTGGAACGCCGCCGGAACGTGTCACGATGTTGCTATGCAGATTGAAGGTTTTCAGAACGCTTCTCTGCTGGAACGTCTCAAGGCTCGCATTACCAAGAGCGCAATCAAGGTATCTACCGTCAAAGCTCCGCACACCTACATGAAAGCTGTCGGCACAAGGGAGCTTGAGAAAATTCTCGAGGAGGAGTTGAGAAATGAAGACACGAAATGACATACTTGCCGAATACGTCCGCAGTCGTTACCCCGAGATTGAAAAGACCTTCGACTTCTCCGTCTATTCTGCTGGTGTAGCTCTTAAAGAATTTGGCAGATGTATCAAGGAAGCGTTCGGAGGTACTGGTAAGGAGGTAGATGATGTTTGCGATTCAGAACATTAAGACCGGGAAGTTTTTGTACGGCACAGACTACCGATACCGTCCTCCTCACCAGCGTACCAGCAAGACGAAAATGCTCACTTACAGCTCTATCGCAGAAGCCGCGCACGACTTTTGGGTTAAGAGGAAGTGCGGTAAAGATTACAGAATCGTTGTGCTGAAATCGGTGGAGGTTAAGCGAGTGATTGACTACTACAAGAGCAAAAACTTCATTTAACACAAAGCGGATAAGTATTTATCAAAAACGACATTTACCAAACTATCTGAAAAGGATTGAAAAACAATCTTTTTACAAGAACGAGTTATTCTTATTATTACAGTAGTTAAAGTAGCTGTTCTCAAGGTATTGCGTGTAACTTCCTCTATATAGAAAATTCCCTATATATAGAAGTTATACGCAAAAACCGATTTTCAACTACTTCTACTACTGCAATAAGAATAAGAAGAAAGGAGACTGAAATGGATATAGATAAGCTGTTAGCAGACAGTTCCGGGGATTCCGAGGAGACTGTTGCGACTAAGGAGACTGTTTCCAGCGAGGAGACTGCGGTTGTCCCGGCTGGGAATGACAAGCCTGTCAAGAAGACAAAAAAGAAAGGTAAGCCCCGAGGAGGTAATAACTGGTTGAAGCCGGAAAACATCGCTCCGGGGCTTGAAGCTGGTGATAACACGAAGTTCCTCTCCGTCAATATGGCATTGATGAATATGCCGGACATTGACATGGAGAATCCGTTGGAGGTGCAACAGCGACTTTCCGACTATTTTGCTCTGTATGCACAGTATGACATGAAACCTACGGTTGTGGGTATGGCTATTGCGCTGAACGGACACAACAGACAGTGGCTTTATGCGATTACACATGATGTTGCAACAGGAGGTTCGGGATATAAGACTGCGTTGCCGCCGGAGGTGGCGGTCGTAATAAAAAAGGCGTACTTTTTGCTCGAAAATTTGTGGGAAAACTATATGCAAAGTGGCAAGGTCAACCCGGTTGCTGGTATCTTCCTCGGGAAGAACAACTATGGCTACCAAGACAAGACCGAGTACGTTCTCACACCGAACCAGCAGAACGACAGCGACTATTCCGCTGATGAAATCAGAGAACGCTACATTGCAAGCGACCAGCAGAAGCGACTTTCAGCAAGCAACTCTGACGAGGACACGAGCGACTAAGCGACTTTCGCCCACGCTCCGACTTTCCGACTATCAGCCGAGCGACTATCGACTTTCGACTATCGACTATGAAACTGCTCCGGGATTTCCCGGGGCTTTTTCTATGCAAAAATTCACGGAAATTTTCAGAAAATCAGCCGGACATGGCACTTATCTCTTTACCGCTTTAATGTAGCAAAGCAAATCAGCACACCGGGCGGCGTGGGTGAACGTGTCCGGCGGTGTTTCTTCTATATAATGCGAATTTTGCGCCCCGGTGCAATTCGTAAATTATGAATTTAAGTATTGACAATTCGTATAATAAGAATTAGAATAACAATAACAACACAAATAAGATAAACCGCCAACACGAAAAAGATAAATTTTTATCTGAAAAGTATTGACAAACAATCTTAAAAGTGTTATTGTATAGTCAAGGCAAGACAAGAAACAACACAAATAAGATTATATGGAGGTTTTCAAAATGAAAAGATATGAATTAACACCGAACGGAACACAAAAAAGTTTCTATGGAAAAGCCGTTGTTGAAATTGACAACGCCGGAAATGAAACGCTTTACAGCTATAACACCCCTATTATAAAGCGGCGGCGTATAACGGTACACTTTACAGATAATAGAACGGAGGGAAAGAAAATGAAAGTTAAAACCACAAGAAAAGCTATTGTAAACGGTTCTTATAATGTTAAATACGCCGGGTATTGTGATTTGTCCTATTTACTGAACAATCATTCACCCATTGCTTACACTTGCGGTGTATATGGTTGGAATTTTGACGTTTATGAGGTTTACGGCGTTACGATTTGCACAGGTTATAGAAATATGCCGGGCGCAAGGCTTCAAAAAATTAGCGAATATGAGGAAAAAGCCCGGGCTATTTTGAGTTGGGAAGACAAACGCCCATTTGAAGAAAAGAAAATAGCCGTTGAAAACCTTTTGAAAGAATTTTGTAAATTGAATGGGGGCGTTATTTATGAATAAATACAGCTTTACGAACAACGGCAAAACGTGGGAACGTATCACGAAAAAGCAAGCCCGGGCGGCTTATAACAACGGTTTAACCGTTCTGTTTTGCCCGGTGAATATGCGCCCCTTTACGCCGTGGCATTTAGAAATTGACGTAAACAAGAATTTTGAAGGTTATAACGGCGTTTCTTTTGAAAAAGCCGTGAACGCTTTTGAATTTTATAATTGCACCGACAACGAAACCGGGCGTTATACGGCGTTTTATATCCCGGTTCGAGAGGTTGACCGATTCACCGGGGAAACGCCCACGGCG